CTCTGTAATTGCTCTAAACGAGAGAAACCTTGTCAGAGTTAGCAAGAAATGGGGCAGAAATGGCGGGAACAAGCTGGATCCACACGTATTATCAGGGAATTAAGAACGGGACATATACCGTCGGGCGCTGGATCGAGCAAGTCTACGAGTATATTATTCACGGACTCGAAAACAAAGAGTTCTTTTTGGATTTGAAGCGGGCAAACGATGCAATCGAGTATTTCGAAACGCATTGTTTCCATACAGAGGGGCCGTTGGCTCCGGGTAACATCACGCTCGAGGTATGGGAAAAGGCTTTTTATTCCGCCGTATACGGACTCGTAGATGCTAACGGCCTCCGTCAGTTCAGAGAGATTGTTCTCGTCGTTGGACGCAAGAACGGCAAAACGAAAATTGCGTCGAGTGCGGGAAAGTACACTTTTGAGCGTGAGGGCGGTTACGGGGCAAGGGTGTTCTGTATCGCTCCGAAACTTGATCAGGCGGATCTCGTTTATAACGATATATGGCAAATGGTCACGTTGGATCCTGATTACCAAGAGTTGAAGCTGAGACTCGAGGAAAAGGACGAACACAACAAACGGCTATATGACGACGCAGAGCTGCCGAGACACAGGAAGTCGGACATAGGCATCCCAGCGACAAACTGCACAATAAAAAAGATTGCGTTCTCTGCAAAAAAATCCGACGGTTTCAATCCGTCCCTCTGCATCTGTGACGAGGTCGCAGCGTGGGAGGGAGACAAGGGCCTCAAACAGTACGAGGTCATGAAAAGCGGAATGGGGGCACGCCCTGAGGGGCTGCTCCTGTCATGCACAACAGCCGGGTACATATCGGACGGCATATATGACGAGTTGATCAAACGGTCGACTCGTTTTTTATTGGGCGACAGCAAAGAGCGAAAGCTGCTGCCGTTTCTGTACATGATCGACGACCTCGACAAATGGAACGACATAAACGAGCTGAGGAAAGCGAATCCGAATCTCGGCGTTTCTGTGTCGGTCGACTATATGCTCGAAGAGATAGCGGTCGCAGAGGGGTCGCTCTCAAAGCGGGCCGAGTTCATGTGCAAGTATTGCAACATCAAACAGAATAGTTCGCTTGCATGGCTACCAGCGCAGACGATAGAGGCAATCAGCGGAGAGGCTATCGACATTGAGTCGCTCCGAGGGTCCTATTGCGTCGCTGGCCTCGACCTGTCGCAGACTACCGACTTAACGGTTGCCGTTGCGGTAATTGAAAAGGCGGGGCGTTTAAACGTAATCGCTCACTTTTGGATGCCAGCGGAACGCATCGACGAGGCAACAGATCGGGACGGCGTTCCGTATTGGACGTATGTCAAACGGGGATTGTTATCGCTTTCCGGGGACAATTTCGTCGACTATCATTCCGTCTATGAGTGGTTCGAGAATTTGGTCAAGGTGCACGAGATCTACCCGTTAAAAGTCGGATACGACCGCTACAGTTCGCAGTATCTCGTTAAGGATCTCGAGGCTGGCGGATTCCAATGCGACGACGTATATCAGGGCGACAACTTGTGGCCCGTTCTGCAAGAGCTGGAGGGGCTTATAAAAGACAACACGCTTTATATAGGCGACAACGATTTGTTAAAAATGCACTTACTCAATTCTGCGATAAAGATGAGTAACGAGCGGGGGCGGGGTCGTCTAATAAAAATAAATCCGACAAGCCGAATCGACGGCACGGCAGCATTGACCGATGCTATCTGCGTTCGTCAGAAGTGGTACGGCGAAATCGGGCAACAGTTATTGAACGAGTAGAGGGTTAAACAATATGAGTTTATTTGACCGAATATTCCGCCCGGACGAGGCGAAAAAGAGCGACGAGGCACTCCGTAATGCCCGCACACTTTTTCAGACTCTGACGGCGTATCAGCCCGTTTTCACAAATTGGGGCGGGGCAATCTATGAGAGCGAAATCGTCAGATCTGCGATTGACGCAAGGGCACGGCATATCAGCAAACTAAAAATCGAATTGGTGGGTTCCGCTAATCCGTCGTTGCAGAGCAAGCTGAGGCAAGGCCCGAACCAATGGCAGACGTGGTCACAGTTCCTTTATAGGGCATCAACGATTTTGGACGTTGCGAACAATTGCTTTATTGTTCCTGTGTTCGACGAGCGCATGATCATAACGGGATTGTTCCCGGTGCTCCCGTCTATGTGTACGCTGGTTGAGTACGACGGCGAGATTTGGATCCGTTACCAATTCGCAAACGGACTCGTCGGTGCGGTCGAGTTCCGTAAATGTGCGGTTCTGACAAAGCATCAGTACAAGGATGATTTTTTCGGATCCTCAAACGCTCCGCTACGTGACACGATGCAGCTGATACACATTCAAAATCAGGGCATTGAGGAGGCTGTCAAGAATACGAGCACGTTCCGCTTTATGGCTCAGCTTTCCAACTTTGCGAAACCTGACGATTTAGCAAAAGAACGAGAACGTTTCACGGCGGAGAATCTGTCGACGGAATCATCGGCGGGCGGGTTCCTGTTATTCCCGAACACATACAAGGACATTAAACAGGTCGACGTCAAACCGTACACGGTCGACGCTGATCAGATGGAGCAGATCCGGCAGAACGTTTACAACTATTTCGGTGTTAACGAGGACGTGCTACAGAACAAAGCATACGGCGATGCGTGGTCGGCATTCTATGAGGGTGCGATCGAGCCGTTTGCTATTCAGTTCTCGGAGGCTGTGACAAAGGCTATATTCTCCGAGCGTGAGCGTGCTCAGGGTTCGGAACTTATGGCAACGTCGAACCGCTTGCAGTATATGAGCAACGCCGACAAATTGAACGTGTCAAGCCAGCTCCTCGACAGGGGCATTTTTAGTATTAACGACGTCCGTGATATTTGGAATCTCCCGCACGTTGAGGGCGGAGACGAAAGAATCATCCGGGGCGAATACTATCCGGCAACGGAAAAAATCAACGGAGGTACAGACAATGCCGATGAAAGCGAATAGAGAATACAGAGACATGAGGCTCGATATCGTGACAAGAGCCGAGGACGACCAGGACTCCGCCGAGGAGCGCAAGATCGTTAACGGTTACGCCTCGACATTCAACGAGCCGTACACACTTTACGAGGACGACGATCTCATATACAGAGAACAGGTCGACTCATCTGCATTTGATAACACGGACATGAGCGACGTGATCATGCAGTACAACCACGAGGGCAGAGTGTTCGCCCGTATTAGCAATAATACCCTGAGCGTCTCAACAGACGAGCGGGGTTTATTTATTGAGGCCGATCTCGGTGGTACCGAGCTGGGACGCCAGCTTTTCGAAGAGATCGCCGGCGGATATACCGACAAAATGAGTTTTGGATTCATTGTGGACAAGGACGAGGAGCTGCGTACAAAGGCAGCCGACGGACGTGTTGACATACTCCGAACCATTACAAGTATATCCAAACTTTTCGACGTTAGTGCCGTTTCAATCCCGGCGAATGACGCAACATCTATTGCAGTTCGCAATCTGACCGACGGAGTGATCGAGCAGATCAGGGCGGAGAGACTCGAGGCGGAGAGAATCGAGACAGAGCGTAGGAGAGCAATCGTTAAAGCAAAAGCAATCATGTCAGGAGGTAACAAATGACAAGAGAAGAAATCATGCTCCTCGATTTTGAGGGCGTGGAAAACAGAGCAAGTCAGATCGTTGTCGAGCTGGCTGATGCTGATGCAGAGGGCATCGAGACTCTCAACGCAGAACTCGAAGCAATCGAGGAAAGAAAATCCGTACTCAATGCAGAACTCGAGGAAAAGAGACAGGCTGCACAGGCCGTCGCAGAGGGTGCGGGCAAGGTAATCGAAACACGAAAGGAAGAAAAGAAAATGTCAATGGAAATCAGAAACTCTCACGAGTATATCGAGGCATTTGCAAAGTACGTTAAGACAGGCTCCGACAAAGAGTGCAGAGCGCTCCTGAGCGACAACGTAACCACAGGCACAAACGGCGTTATTCCTGTTCCGTCGTTCGTTGGCGAAATCGTAGCAAAGAGACTCGAGGACAGCGAGATCCTCAGAAGAGTCAGAAGAA